TGGATGAGTTGGTGACTAATGCAGCCAAAGCTGGAGCGGAGATGGAAACGGGATTCAAAAGGAAAATCTTCGATGCTTCTCAGGTCGTGAATGGATTGTCGGAAAAAATAACATTTCAACGTGGAACTATCCAACAATTGAAAAATGAATTGTCCGGTCTTAAAGACAAGTATCGTGAAGCATTAAAACAGGATGGTGATACTTCTTCCTTAGAAGCTAAAATAAGGTCTACAAATGAAAAATTGAAAGAGCAAAAAAGTTCTTTATTTAACCTTACCCAGGAACAGGCTAACGCCCGCTTGTCAGTAAAGAAGCTCCGCGATGAATATGCTTTGTATCGGCAAGATGGTGAAAAAAATGTAGATGTAACTAAGCAGGTGGAACAAGCCATGTCTAATATGGGTAAGAAACTGCTGGGAGGTTATTCAATCAAAGAATTCTTGTCAAGTATGATTCGTGTTCGTGGCGAATTTCAATCCATGCAGACCGCTATTGAGACTATGGTTGGAAAGGATATGGCAGGGCAACTGATTCCGCAAATCAAGGAGCTGGCTAAGATTTCTCCACTTACTATGTCAGATATGGTTGGAGCAGAAAAGATGATGCTTGGATTTAACATACAAGCAGAAGACACTATCAAATACTTGAAAGCCATTAGTGATATTTCTATGGGGGAATCCAGTAAGTTCAATTCGCTAACTTTGGCATTTTCACAGATGTCAGCAGCGGGTAAACTTATGGGGCAGGATTTGAATCAAATGATAAACGCTGGATTCAACCCGTTACAGATTATCTCCGAAAAGACCGGAAAATCTATCGCAACTTTGAAAGATGAAATGTCCAAAGGTGCTGTTTCCGCTGAAATGGTTCAACAGGCATTCATTGATGCAACTTCCGCAGGTGGTAAGTTCTATAATATGTCTGAGAATGCCTCAAAGACTATCAATGGTCAGTTGTCTATGATGCAGGATGCTTTGGATTCCGTGTTTAACGAATTGGGAACAAAGTCGGAAAGTGTTATCATGGACGGTATTCAAATGACAACTTCGTTGATTCAGAATTATGAAACAGTAGGTAAGATCTTGGCTGGATTAGTGGTTACTTATGGTACATACCGGACCGCAGTGATGCTTGTTACTGCTGCCGAAAGTAAACATACTCTTGTGGAGATTGGACTTACCAATGCCCGTTTATTGGCACGAAAAGCGCAGTTAGCTTTAAACGCTGCAATGCTTACCAATCCTTATGTGTTGTTGGCAACGGCGGTTGTAGGGCTTGGAGCTGCCATGTGGGCATTATCCGACAGCACAACATCTGCTGAACGTGCTTTGGACTCGTACAACAAGAAAATAGAAAAACTCAACACGGACGAAGAAGATCGGAAACGTACTTTGGAAGGTCTTGTTAGCACCATTAATAGCGAGGTGGAAGCCGAGACCACTAAACTTAAAGCTTTAAAAGATATTGAGGAACTATATCCAGCACTCTTTAGGAAATATGTTGATGAGAAAGGCCATATACAGGATTTGACTGGTTTTTGGAAGGCATATAATGAAGAAGTTGTAAAATCCAGAACACTGTCAAAACAGGCTATAGTCGAGTCCTTGGAACAACAGATAAAAAGTGCGGAATGGGCTTATAATTTAGCTAAGAAGGAGAACAACCGTTCCGAAATGAAGGTTCAGGCACAGCGTATCGAAGACCTGAAAAATGAATTGGCAAACGCAAGAAAAGATGTCTTGTCAGAAATCAATACCCAATTGGAAGTTGAGAACAGACAGGAAACACAAGAAACTACATATCAAGAGGATTTGGCAAATGCTAAAGTCGAATGGGAGAAAGCGAAAAAAGGGTACGAGGCCTTAATCAAAGATCAGACGGCTACATCGAAACAGGTGAAAGAAGCCAAAGATAAGATGGAGGCATCCGAAAAGACATACAAGGAGCTGGGCGGAGTAACCGGAAGCGCACTGACCAGACAGGAAAATCTAGCAAAAAAGCAAAAAGAAAATCAGGAAAAGCTGGACGAACAACTTCTTTCACTTCACCGTCAGAACCAACAGGATGAAATCAACCTGATGAGAGAAGGCACGGAAAAGAAGTTGAAACAGATTGACCTTGATTATCAGAAACAGATTGATGCGATAAGAAAACAGGAGGAAGAATGGAGCAAAGCCGGTAACGGTAAGCTGACCGACAAGCAGGCACAGAAAATTTCAGAAGCTTATACCAATGCCGAAAGTATGAGAGATAAAGATATTTCCGATGTAACTGAAGGACAGCTGAAAGCCGAACAACAGGCTTTGAACGACTACTTGAAAGAATATGGCACGTTCCAGCAGCAGAAATTGGCTATCGCCCAAGAGTATGCGGAAAAAATAAGGAAAGCACAGGAAGAAAACGGTGTTAATAGTGCACAAGTAAAGTTACTGGAGAAACAACGTGATGTTGCCATACAGAACAAGGAAACAGAAGCCATAAAAGCCAATATAGATTGGGTTACTGTGTTCGGTGAGTTTGGTTCCATGTTTTCCGACATGATAAAGCCCGCCTTGGACGAAGCGAAAAAATATGTACGGACTGACAAGTTCAAGAACTCCGATCAGGCAAGCCAGAAATCATTGATTGACGCCATCAGCCAGATGGAAAAGTCTTTGGGTGGTACAAGTGGAGTCAACTTCAAGAAACTTGGAGAGGATGTAAAAGCCTATCAAATAGCAGAACAGAATCGTATCAGTGCCATAGGGATTGAAACAGCTGCTTTGGAAAGACTAAAGAAATCACAGGATGATTACACCAAAGCGCAGAAGGGCGGAACGGAAAGTGAGAAACAAGCCGCAGCAAACGCTCTTGAAACAGCACGGCAGAATGCTGACATTGCATCCGCCAATGTGAAGACACAGACTGATATCGCCAATCAGGCCCAGCGTAATGTGACTGATACTGCCACCATACTGAAAGCAAGCATGGAAAATTTGTTGGGAGGCTTGCAGCAGATTTCATCCGGTGGATTGTATAACGCATATAGCGGAATTATCAAAACCGTGAACGGATTCAAGGATGTCATAGGAAAAACGTCAGAATCTCTTAAGGAGGTCCCCATTGTCGGATGGATTCTGTCCATCATTGACGTACTCAAAGACGGATTAAGTGATCTTGTCGGTGGTCTGCTTGATGCTGTTCTGAACGCTGTCAGTGGAATTATCGGTGATGTCTTGTCAGGGGATTTGTTTGTCACAATCGGCAAGTCATTGAGGAACGGCATAGGAAACATCCTGAACGCAATCTCATTCGGAGGCTTCAACTCCTTGTTTGGAATAGGTGGAAACGCCAAGGAAGTACAGGAAACGATAGACAGGCTGACGGACAGGAATGGAACTTTGCAAACGGCCATCGAGGATCTGACTGACGAGATGAAGGCAAGCAAGGGAATGAAATCGGTTGAATCTTACAGGGAAGCTGTAAAGTATCAGGAGGAAGTCAATAAAAACTATCTGCAAATAGCAAAGGAGCAAGCCGGATATCATAAGAGCCACGGCAGCTGGCAGCATTATCTGAAATGGACGGATGAAATGCTGGAACACGCAAGAAAAGCTACCGGCATGCAGGATTTCTCCGGCACCGATTCCTTGTGGAATCTGACCCCCGAACAGATGAAGGCTCTACGGTCGGACGTATGGTTATGGGATATCATGGAATCTTCCGGTAAGGGAGGTTACGGTGAGCGTGTTACCGACAAGCTGGATGATTATATAGAACAGGCAGGAAAACTGGAAGAACTGACCGACAGTCTTTATGAGGGCCTGATCGGAATGTCATTCGATTCCATGTATGACAGTTTTATAAGCAGTCTGATGGATATGGAGAAGAGTGCGGAGGATTTTGCTGATGACATATCCAAATATTTCATGCAGGCGATGCTGTCAAATGCCATCGGTGAACAGTTTAGTGACAAACTGAGAGCATGGTATGACAGATTCGGCAATTCCATGAAAAATGACGGTACATTGGATTCTGATGAAATGGATAAACTGCTGAATGGTGACGGTGATTTTATGGGTTGGAACGAAATGGTGGACGAAGCCATGAAGCTCCGTGACGAGCTTGCCGCAGCAACCGGATATGACAAGATTTCGCAAGAATCAACATCCCAGTCAGCTTCATCCAAAGGTTTTCAGGCAATGAGTCAAGATACTGGCGAAGAGTTGAACGGTAGGTTTACAGCATTGCAGATTGCAGGAGAAGAAATAAAAAATCAGAATATTATTCAATCTCAATCACTTAATCTACTGACAGTAAAAGCAGATGCTCTACTTTCCATAAATACGGAAACAAGAAATATTGCTGATGATACGAGGAATTTGATAGCGCAATCTTATCTTGAACTGGTACAGATTTCAGAAAATACAGGGGCAATCGTCAAACCTATTCAACAGATGCAAAGAGATATAGCAGAAGTTAAAAAGAATACAGCAAAATTATAGTCTATGGATGAATTATTAATTAATGGCGAAAACGCTTATACAACATGGGGTGTGAGAATGGGAGAGGGGTTTCTTGATGTTATTGGGGCATCCGCTCCCATGAAGGATTTTATTGAGAACAAAAGCCGACTTGAACATGGGAAACGGGTAATAATCAATAATCCTAAAGTCGATGAGAGGGAAATAACTCTTTCGTTCACTATCGAGAGTAATTCTCAGTCTGATTATCAAGCAAAGAAGAAAGCTTTCTTTGATGAGCTGTATAAAGGTGTGGTTGATATTCAGATTCCTGCTAATAGTAGCGAGGTTTACCATCTTATTTATACTGGCAAGAGTGTCACTTACGCACAGAGTTTAGACCGAACTTTCGGAAAAATTTCAGCCAAGTTTAACGAGCCAAATCCGGCAAACAGAAGCTAATTCACGACATTGGTTTTATTGTCGTGTATGTGAGTGCTCAAAATTGGGCACTCTTTTTTTTATCCCCGAACTTTGAAGACATGGAACAAATCGACATCAAAGACATATCCGGTGCTATCCAGCTTACAACTCTGATCAATGAAGGCTGCAAGCGTAAGTTCACTCTGATGAAGGAGGATTACATCATGTTAAAGTTCTCCTTGGATAATCCCATATATTTCAAACTTGGCTCATACGTGGAATGTAACTTCGGATTGTTCGAGGTGTGCGACTTGCAGAAGCCCGCATTCAACACCAATACCGCCGGCTACGATTACGAATTAAGACTTGATGCCTATTACTGGAAATGGAAAAACAAAATCTTCAAATATACCCCGGAGACGACCGGACAGGAGGCGTCCTGGAACCTGACCGCCCCGCTTGACGTACAAGCCGGTATAGTCCTTAGAAATCTGAAAGCTCTTGGTTACACATACAAAGGACAGGATTTTGTTTTCTCCATTGACAGTACGGTAGAGAACAAGTCCCAGTTGATGAGTTACGACAACATCAACATCCTTGACGCTTGTTTTGAGATGGCGAAGAAATGGGATTGCGAATGTTGGGTGACTGAAAACATCATCCATTTCGGGCGTTGTGAGTCCGGTGACGCGGTGGATTTCGAGATCGGGAAAAACGTGCAGGAAATGTCACAGTCAGAATCCCAGTCCACCTATGCCACCCGTATCTACGCTTTTGGTTCCACCCGTAACATACCGGCAGACTACCGCCCCATTGACGAGACCGTGGTTGTGAACGGCGTGGTGCAGCGCAGGCTGATGCTTCCCGAAGGCACTCCTTACATTGACGCTTATCCTGATATGACTACCGAGGAAGCCGTCGAGCAGGTGGTTATCTTCGATGAAGTCTATCCCCGAAGAACGGGCATCATGTCGGATGTCACCACTATCGAAGTGACGGACAAGGTGGAGAATGAGGACGGTACAACCACCGAGGAAAAATGGAATGCCTACCGCTTTAGGGACACGGGTGTTAACTTTTCCGAGAAATATATCCTCCCCGGTCAGGAGCTGAGGATACGTTTCGCGTCCGGGCTTCTCAACGGTTTGGAGTTCGCCGTGAAGTTCAATCCTGAGGGAAAGCCGGAGAAATTGGAGGATGGCGGATGGAACCCTGAGGCACAGCTTTGGGAGATAGTCAGGAATGAGGACTATGGCAGACCGCTTCCCGGTGATGTACTCTTTCCCCAGGATGGAGATGAATATGTGCTTTCCGGCTGGGACAGCACGAAAATAACCGAACTTGGGCTTGTGGATGCCGCCGAGCAGGAGCTGAAGGAAAAGACTGAAAAGTACGCTGCCAAATCCAAGATAGACCCGAGTACCTATGGCTGCACGATGATGTCAAATGACGCATACCGTGAGGATGGCGTTCATAATTTCTATAGCATCGGTCAAAAGGTCAACCTTATCAACAAGGCTTATTTCGAGAACGGAAGACAGTCAAGGGTTATCGGATTTGAATTCAATCTTGATTTAGCTTATGATTCCCCTATATATACTGTCGGGGAAACCGCCGCCTATTCTCGTATCGGGGAGCTGGAGGAAAAGGTTGAGAGCCTTACCCTAAAGGGACAGACCTATACGGGCGATGGTGACAGCGGTGTGTATGTGATAAGAAGGAATGACTCTACACCGGCCACGGATAGTAACGTGTATTCCGCATTGCGCTCCTTAGTAATGTTCCTTCGTAAGGATCAAGCGGACGGAACAAATTTCTTATTGAAGTTCGGCAAGTTCATCGACTCCATGATTGCCGGTAAAGGTGCCGGTATCTATCCTGACGGGCGCGGTCAGTTCGAGCGTCTTGAGGTACGCGGCTCCGCAGTGTTCAAGGAAATCATCTATAACCGTCTGAACGCACAGGAAGGCGACACCTCATATTCCGAGAACGGAGTCATTGAGTCCGTGGCTTTAGAGAGCGACGGAACTTATACCCTGAAATTGCGCAAGCGCTGGGAGAATGACTTCACCGCATTCCAGGAGGGTGATATAGTGTACGGGATTGTAAACAACCTCTTTTCAACGGGGGAGTATTACGCCTCGTGGATGCGCGTGCTGTCCAAGAATGTCCCGGCCAACTCCATCTCGGTGTTGTCATACCCGGACAGTGAGGTGCCGGGCGGTAAAAACTATCCTCCCACAGAGTTGACGATCATTACCAGAAGAGGAAACGCCTTCAATGAGGACAGGCAAAGCTACTGGTATTTGTCCGCCACCACGGATAAATGTCTTGTCTGGCTGGAAGGAGTAACGAAGCCTGTCTTGGAACAGAACAACTATTACATGATATTGGGGCGTTTGCCCAATTTGGATTTGTTTGACAATCTCCCCGTCAACTATAAGCACTCGTACATATTCGCCCGTGCCGGCATCTTCGGTGAACTTTACCGGGTGGACTGGCAGGGACTGCCCGTACAGGAACTGGTGGACCGTGGCTTTTGGTCGGCCGAAGTCGCGTCCTCTGACAATCCTTACACCAATACGCAGGAGCGGGCGGACACGGTTTGGCACTACGGCTGCAAATGGAAGTGCCTGATGACGGGAACAGCCGACGAACCGCAATATGCGGCGGCCGGATGGGCGATGCTGGAAGGGAACCCGGAATTTACGATAGAGATCGGAAGCACAAAGGGGTGGTATTTTGATATCGAGACTTTTTCCACAACGTTATATATTACCGGCAAGCTGTACAACCGTGACGTGACAGATCATATACTTGACGCTGATGTGAGCTGGACGCGTGATACCGGGAATGTATCAGAAGATAACGCATGGGCGGTGAAGCGTGCCGGCGCCGGGAAAAATCTTCCTCTGACGATAGATGATCTCGGACCGAATTATACCAACATGCGGGTGTGTACGTTTAAAGCACAGGCGTTATTGCGTGACGGGCAGCAGTTTGAAGTGGCGGAGAATTTTGTAACATTTTAAAATGGTTTTATACAATGGCAACAAAGCAACGAAAAATAGAAATCAACTACCGGCTGTTACAAACCAGTTGTAACATCGAGGTGGTGGGCAGCGTGCCGGACATGCAGGTCTACCAGGCTGACAAAGCTGAATACACTCCGGACTATACGCTGACACCGCTGGTCCTGTTTCCGCGGTGCAACGCCACCGATCCGGAAGCGGTGACTAAAATCGGGGCGGTCAACTCCAGGCTGACCAACATGAAGTGGTACGAGCGCATCGGAACCACACGCACACTTATCACATCGACAAACACAGGCTACAGCATTACGGAGTCCGGTGACAGCAAGGGACAGATCACAATGAAAAAAAATGTCACCGTCCTAAAACCCGTCACGCTGGAGTTTTACGCGGAATATGCCGACACACGTACCGGACAGCTGTTTACTTTTCAGATGAGCTGTCTTGTCCGCGCGGTTGACGGTACGGATGCGATCCCCGTATTGACGATAGACAGCCCGTCCACGCTGGACTGGAACCCGGTGCGTGACATCACCGCACAGACCATCACGGCTAAACTGATGGTAGGCGACACGGACGTGACGGCTACGGGCAAATGCAAGTTCTTCTGGTACCGTCTGTTGTCTACGGGAGCGCTGGAGGCGATAACCACAGGAGCGGGTGACAACGACTGGGAGTTTGTATCACTGAACAAGAATGTATATAAGATTGACCGCAATTATATAGGTGATGACATCACGATTGTCTGCAAGGCCACCTATGCGGCTTCCGGGACTCCGGCATCAACCCCGGGCACATCGGACCCGGCAGTCTCTACGGTGATACGCCGCAGGATTCCGAAGATTGAAGCCGACTGGGAGGGCGTACCTACGGGTGTTCCGGATGGGACTTACGCCATCTTTCCCAGACCCGTCATTCGGGATACCATGGGGGTTATCCCGAATCCATCCGCCATGTTTAACTGCCACTGGTACGTCAAGAAGAGCGGAGATGCCGGATATGCCAAGGTTGCCGACGGATACTCTCCCAGGATACCTTTCAGCAACGGCATGATGTTAAAGCTGGAGGTGGAGGACAGAGGCCCTTACGTGGCGCTGACACAAGGCGGCAAGGTGCTCACACAGGGGGGCAAGGCGGTAGTAGTAAGAAAATTTGGATAACATTAAAAACAATAGAATTATGGCATTTTACATTAAAGTAACGAAGGAGGTTGCCGACCGGTTGCATCTGACCGATATCCGCAACAGGACAGCGGATGGCAATGTATTATTGTGGCAGGCGGACGTGGCACGTTTCCCCGGCGACACGGTATTTGACAGGGCCAAGGAAGCGGGCGGCGTCTGCCTGACCCCGCAGGCGGCGAAAGAAGAGATAGACGGTACGGACCATCCCGTCGAAGTATTCACACTTGCCTCTTGGGGGGAGGACAACACCGAAAGCTCCGAAGGCACGGATAGTACGGAAACGACCGGGGAAGGAGGAGCGTCATGAGTTTGGCCAGCGCGACCGGACAGGTCATATTTTCGCAAAAGGGCGGCGTATACATGCCTGCCATCCAGTGTAACCAGGGAGATCTGTATCAGGAGTATATGGGCGAAGCGTCCGCGCCGACGAACATCGCACCGGATTTCGCTTCGCTCAAGCCCGTCTTGTCCTTCATTCTCACCTCTTCGCGGGTGGCGGAAGGGCTGGTGGTTCCTTCCTCCATGAAATGGTATTTCAATGATGTCGAGATCAAGTTCTCGGGCAATGTCTCCACCAACACGTTTGGCGGTGAGACGGGACATTTCAAGTTTATCCCTTACCAGCCCGGTACGACGGATTACTACGGATTGCAGATCGTCAAGAATCTGGTCAAGGCGAGCGGAGCGGCCTCTTGTACCATCAAGGGTGAAGCCACCGTGACCGTTGGGAATACCAGCGACACCGTCCAGTTCGTCTATAGCATCCCCATTACCAAGGGGGTCGGAAACCAAAAGCATGTGACGATCATTGCCGGTGACAACAAGTATTTTACCCTTCGGGACAAAGGGCAGAGCTGCATTCTGAAAGCCGTAGCGCGCATGGGCAGTGACGAGATCACTACCGGACTGGCGTACAAGTGGTACAACCAGGTCAATGGTGCGTGGAGCGTGCTGAGCGGAAAGACCACACAGACATTGACCGTCACCAACGATATGGTTGACACGACAGGTGTGTTCAAGGCGGAGGTGTACCAGGGCGGCAAGCTCATCGGTCAGGACACGCAGTCCGTAATGGATGCGTCCGATCCGTTTGATTTGATCCTGAATCCCACGCCCGAGGACGAGACCATCCGGGAAAGTGGTGACACGGTGGTCTATAAGCCCATTCTGGTCAAGCGTGGAAGTACCACCAAGTACAAGGACATGACTTTCTATTTCGTGTTCATGGACAGTGCAGGAGTAGTCCTTAACCCGTCTACTTCCGGTACAGCAGCCACTTCCGGCACGTGTACTTGGGACATGTGCCAGCAGGCAGGAGGCAACGTGGCATGGACCATCACAACCAAGGAATAAGGAGGTGATATGCCGTTGGTGACTAGAACCGGACAGGTCAGTTTTGCTCCAAAAGGTGACAAGGGAGATAAGGGGGCGCGCATGCGTATGCGTGTATGGGAGGCGTCTGTGTCTTACCTGGAGGGCAAGCAAGGGCAGCAGTTTTACGACATTGTACTTTATGACAACCTGCTGTACCTGTGCATCCGTTCGCATACGTCGGTATCGACGGAAACCCCCAAACAGAATGTGGCTTCGGGAAAAATAAAATACTGGGAGGTAGCACAGAGCTGGACTTTTATCGCCACCAAGCTGTTGCTGACCGAGAAGATCAAGGCGTCCATGATTGATGCGGACGGTATCAGGGCGGTCAATGTGGATATCAGCGGAAAAATCACGGCGGATAGCGGACGTATCGGTCCGTTTTCCATAGATTCCGGTATGTTGTCCTCAAAAACTCTTTATGAGGGGACGGATTCCCATGTCGGTTTCAACCTATCCGCCGGACAGATAGAGTTTTATAACGAAAGGACATTTGCACGTGTAAAAATCGGAGGGAACACGAAATTTGTCACAATCGAAGGGATATCGTATGATGCCGGAATTGACATACAGAGTCCGAATGCCATGATCGGGATGCACATCAAGACCCTGAGCATTCCTCTGTTCGTGGAGGGGGGTAACATTTTCCTTCATCCGAACAATGACAGTTATGTGTCTCTTCATGGCATAGTGGGGAACTGGAGGAACATATCCGTCAGCACTTCCCTGAATAACAATGATGACAATGTGATGTTTATTAATACGGGTAATATAGAAGTGACACTTCCTCCGGATGTTCCGGGACATACCATATACTTCAAACGTATGAGCGGCGGGGTAAGACTGACAGGCGGGCGCATCCTGCCTGCCCCCGGAGGAAAAGAGATGTCCTCCATTGATCTGGATTATGCGTCCGGATTCGTTAAATGTATGGGCAATTATTGGGTTATGTTTTATTGCGGATAACAGTATTTAATTAAGAATATTATGAAAGTTGATTTTACAAAATTTCCCCTGTTCACGGGGATAGACAGACAGGATATGGTGATAGCGGATATCCGTAAGGATATTGCTGACGGCATTTACAGGAACGTGCCCGGTCTTCCGGCGCACGTGCTTGCGGAGAAGATCTATCGGAACGAGCTTGTGGAGCTTGCCGATGACGAGATTCATATACTTGACCTCTACACTTCCGCTTCGGTGGGGCAGCTCGCCGACTCATGGCAGGATTATAAGAAAAACAATTTGGAAACTGGTAAATAAAAAATATTATGGAAAAGATGGAATTAAGTGAGGCGTTGAAAGCCAATGCCTCAGTACTGGAAGGACTTCTTCCACTTGCAACAAATGAAACAAAAGGATTAGCATCCATGAATATGTGTATAGCATACGTTGGCG